GGTGAGGCCACGGCCTTGACGAGCATCTGGAGTGCCACCAAGCCAAGAGGTGTTTAAACGCTTAGCAAGAGTAAACAGTTCATTCAAATCAGCCAACAGGAAACGACCATTGGTGTTAGCACGTTGAACGTGCTTTTTGCCATTGGTTTGAGCATTGGCCAAAGCGCCAAGCAACAGGTTTGCCGAAGTCTTTTCCTGCTTCAGAAGAATTTCTTGAGCAAGGCGAGTGAAGGTTTTGCTGATTACGTCCAAGCGGCTCTTAGCAGCATAGCGCTTATCAAAGCTCAATGCAGAGTCAAGAGTGTAGGTGTGAATCTTCATTTCAGAAACAGTCGGGAGAACTTGATTCTGAGGAAGACCACCAGCAGCGCTTTGGCTATAAACAGTAATATAGTCTTCAGCATTGACATCATAATAGAGGTCAAGCGGAATACTTGGGCTGTCATCAGCATTGAACTGAAGAGAGGTGAACAAGTTGCTCAGTGTAGGAGCATTGTTGATCACTTCTGCCAATACAGGGCCGATAAACTCAGCTAGTGCAACTTGAGCTTCAGTCGCGATAGCGCGATTTTTTGAAGCCATAGCTTTCACAAGCTCGATTTGTTCTGGAGTTCTTTTAAGAGTAATTTTCATGTAATTATTTTCTAAGTTAGATTAGAGACCCAAGTAAACGATGGCGTAATTGCCCGTCAATGGATCTGAAAGATTTGCGGTTGAAACAGTGGCTGTACGAGAGCCAGTAGCCATAACCGTACCGATTTTCTGAGCATCGCTATTAGCGCAGCCAGTGACCTTGCCACTCACGCCACTAGGAAGCTTGAAGCCAGAGCCAACTGCTGGAACAGAGCCAGCGAACGCAGAAGCAGCAAGCGTGAACATTCCACGACGAGCAATAGGAACTGCTTGGCCAGGGAGCATACACATAAGCTCTTCGGCTTTTTGTGGGTAATAAAGGAGTTTTTCGCCATTTTCATCGAACTTAGCAGTTTGGCGGAGCGTCATGCCCATAAGAGCATCTCCAGAGGTCGCAGGTTTCAATGAGAGGGATACGCGAGGATATTGGTTAACTCCAACGTGTGGGTAGGTAGTTTTGCCAAGATAGGAGTCATAAGCGCTGTCATACACGATAGTATCGAGATTAAGGTTGCCAGATTCCACGGTAACAAAAACGCCAGCATCGCCATTGCCGCTGTCGGTAACAGATTCATTAATGAATCCAGTACCCATAGCGAACATGTTGATAACGTCAGTTTCGTTATATTGTCTGAATGGTAAGGTTCTAAGTGCCATATATTTTTTTGATTAGATTGTTTTTTTGTTTGTAGATTATGAGATTACGATATTGTCTCTGCTAAATGCATTAGCAAATTTGTCTCTGAGAGAGATCGGTTGTTGCGATTGAGCTTCATTGTTATTGGGAGGAGATGTTTCAGAAGCTTTTGCATTGTCTAGCGCTTCTTGTGCCAACTCTTCTGCGGTTTTAGCTTCCGAAGCATTTGATACGGAAATTTTCTTAGCAACTTCTTGATCAATACGAGCTTGAATTTGTTTTTCGAAAGCAGCTTTAGATTCTTTATTTTTATGCTTCCACATAACGGCGATCTTCTCTTTATAAGAAGCGAAAGCCTCGTCAGAATGAGCAAGTTCCTTTAAATCAGAAGCTAATACCTTACGATCTTCATCGTCGAGTTCGAAATCTTGATCAATTACTTCCATACGAGAATTGAAACGAGCTACGATTTCTTCTTGTTTTTTGAAGTTTTCAAATTCTTGAATTTTTTCAAAAGCCGCTTTCATGTCGTCTTCCATTTTTTTGACGGAAGTTTTCATCTCTTCTTTTTCTTTAGCCATGTCTTCTTTTTCTTTTTCGGCTTTAGTTAAAGAGTCGCGATATTCCGAGTCTTTCTTTTTAATTGCTTCTGCAAAGGTCTGAGTCATATTGGCAACTGCCTCTTCTGAAAATTTCTTTTCAATAAGTAGACCCTTTAGTTCTGAAAGAATTTGTTCGATATCCATATTAGTTTCTTTTTTGTTTTTTACAGCATCATTATTCAAATGTGAAATAAAAGCGTTATTTTTTTTAGAAAAAATGTTATTTTTAATGTCAAAATATACTTTCGCATCTCTTTTGTCTTTAAAAGTAATGCTATTAGTAGTTGCATTTTCAGAATATAAACCTTTTACATCTGCGGCTGGCTTAGTAGTAAAGCCAATGCCTAGCGGAAAGATTTCTCCTTTAAGCAGTCTATATACTTTAGTTCCATCTTTCATTGTTCCTTTGCCGCCATAGGCTTTTAGCATTGGTTTAATTTCATTGAAGTGTTTTGGGTCAATGCGCTCAGCATCTTTTGTGTTTTTGCCTCCAACTAAAATATCGTATTCGCTGAAACCAATTTCCCAACTAGCGGAAATAGCTTCGTGAAGTGTATCGAATTCATCAACTGATCTTTCAATCAATTTGACAAAGTCTTTGTTCACTTGTTTATAAACGACGGCTCCTAAAGCAATATTGAAAGGATCTTTCATATCGCGAGCTTCCTCTAAAGAAATCATCTTGTTTGAATTATCGTATTCGCTAAAGCCAGCGTTGATAATATGACCAACAATGTTTTCCTTATTATGCTCAATGTTAGTCGGTTTATGCTTGAAGTTTCGAACTACTTGTGCTGCCAATGCCGAATCGATACCGTCGTCATTCTTATTGAATTGATTAACTACCGCCGCATTAAAAGCAACGCCCAATAAGTCGATGTTCTGTGAGAAGTCGATATCTTGCGGCAGCAATGAGCGCAAATTCTTGAGAGACGCTTTTGAAATAAATGATTCTTCTTCTTTGGTGTAAGCAAGAATCGGAGAATCAAAAGAAGTCGTATGTAGATAATCTTTTTTCATATTAAAAATTAATCTTCACCCTCTTCATCCTTCTCCTCTTCTTCGGTCTCTTTATTTTCATGAGAAGCTGGATCAGAAGACTTGTCCATTTTTTTAAGAATGGCTTTTTGAAGAGCTGGCGGAAGTTTTTTTTGCGCTGGTGTCAATTCTCCAGAATTGCTTTTCTCCATAAGCATTGATTGCATTTTATCAAATTGCATCGCACAGCTTTTCATGGTTGATTCATCGTCCATCTCCGAGGTGTCAACAAGAGCCTTATCATCTGATGCGCATGTGCTCATAAATGATTTGTATATCATAGCTTTTTCATCTGCCATTTTAGCAATAGATACTTGAATTTCGCCATTTGTAACTTCCACTTTTTTTTCAAGTGGCACTTTAATATCTTCTGGATTAATTTTCATTTATTTTTTTTTGAATGGTATAACAATGCCGCAGAATAATCGTCGTCGAGTTCAAAATCTGCAACGACTTCTAAAACTTCTGGAAGAGTAGATAAAGCAGCAATGTTTTCAAAGTCTTTTACACAAGAAGATGCTATTTCGTCCCAACTTTCTAACTGACTTGAAACGACAACCGTTTCGCACAACTTATCTACCATCGTTTGTTGATTATCAGATAAAGTATCTAGCGATAATGAGCTTTTCAAATCTTCTTCGATAGATGCGCGGAGTTCTTCAATTTTATTTACAATGCCGCGAATATTTTTTACAGATATTGTGGCTTTAGCTAATGGAATACCAGTTGTGCCTTCTGGACGACCTGGAACTTTTGGGGTGCTGTTAATTGGCCCCAAACCTTTAGGCGTTTTTGGCGCTGGGGGCGATATAGTTGGGACACCTCCGACAATTGGATTATAATAACCATCTTTTCGCTGTGAAATAAATTCTTGTTGAGATGTGGCAATCTCTTCTGACTTTGGAAATTCTCCAGTATGAAACATGTCCATACCTTGTTGTGGAGTTATAACGCCCAATTCCATCAACCTAGTAGTTACACGCATCAGTTGAGTCTTATCTCTAATATCGATATCCCTAAACTTAGCTATGGGGTATCTTTTCATACCAAGTGTTTTGGCGATTCTTTTAATTTCTGGTTGTAGGAAATCATTTATAAATGCATTTCTCGCCTCCTTGAGTCTATCCAAGAAAATTTCAGCCTTTACTTCGGTAGAGCTGTATTTTTCTTCGCCGACAATAATGTTTTGCAGTCCTTGTTTGATGTCTTCATTCAGAACTTTATATTTTTCTGGGCCAAGAACCTTGTTTAAATCAGGGATAACGAAATCTGCTTTTGTGGTATAGTCCGATACGAGAACTCGACCAACGCTTTCATTTTTAAAGAGTTTCTGCATGGCCATCAAATTATTTTGATTAATGCCGCCCTTGTCTGGTTCAGCGCCCATGGTAATCAATAAAATGACATTCTCAACAGTGCGAGTAATCGCTTGATCCATCTTCTTTAGTTCGAGCTTGGCATTGATATCCTCAAGCACTGGATAGCCAAATGGAATAGCGAATGGCTCATAGTCTTGTTTTTTATAGAATACGAAAATGATTTTATTCGGATCTAGTTTAATTTTTAAGCCGTTTTGATAATATCCTCCTTTTTGGATATCTTTCTTGACGTTATCTGGAAGGCCATTGAACGTCTCCCTGTCTTCATCAGAAACTGGATTTTGTAAGCGGGCTAATTCATATTCAGAAAGTATTTTTTCATAAGCTCCCGTTTCAAAACTTGATCCTCGCTTAGCAACAATATCAAAAGGATTGAGAAGAATGTATCTAACTGGGACTTTGCTAGAAGTCGGCTGATTATCAGCTATTTGTTTAATGAGTTTTGTAAAATCTTCGTTTTGAATTGTAGCGTCAATACGATAAAAGAAAAGATTACCGCTGCGATAAAATTCTCTGAAAAATTGATCCTTTAAATTCCACAGTTTAATTTTTTTAAACCACTCGTTAAAGAAATCGCGACTTTTTTGTGATCCGCCTTCAATGTATAATTCAGTATTAGCAAACTCAGACATAATATCAATAGAGTTTCTAAACACAGCAACATTAGCGTAAGCTTTCTGACACAGTTCGATTGCTTCGCGCACATTGACTCCATCCATAGCATAGCTATAAGGCAGTAGACCATTGCGAATACTGCTAAACCTATCATGAGTTCTGGAGGTTGCCGCTCTATTTCTACGACTACCGCTACGAGAAGAGCTGTCAACGCGAGAATACTCATCAGTCGCTAAAGAAGTATTCAATGAGGCCTCTGCGACATAAAATGGTTCACCACATAATTCGGGCTCATATTCATCATGAGCTTGTGACATAATTTTTACTGGAGATTTTTCAAATTTCTTCCAATAATCAGATTGCTTGTTGTAGTGTCTTTTATCCATCTCTCTATATTACACAAAAAAGTCCAAAAGTTAACTTTAAAAGTTAATCAACAAACATTGGCACAAATGTCGTCTGAGCTGTTGCCTCTGGGGTTGCCATCATATCAAAATAAATATTCATTAGCCAATTGCCCAACACAAGAGCGGAGTAAGAGTCTTTTCTGGCTTTATCGGCATTTCTTTGCTTCTTTAGATTGTAGGGTAAATCAAAAGACTGAGAACCGTTTGCGGTAGTCGCTACTTGTATCAATGCACATTGGACTTTAGTAGCATCAACAGTATCTTTTAAATGTTCGATTAAGTCAATTTGTTTTGAAAAAGAATCTCCGTCATCATTGTATTTGGAGAATGAAATTTCATCAATTGGTATAACGGCTGACTTTTGGCGAGTATAATCATCATCAAGTGCGCATCCCGCAAACCAAATCTTTTTATGATCGAAAGCTGCTTGCAACATTTCATTGGCCGATCTGATCCATTGCGAACTTGGTTTTCTCAATATGCAGATTTTCTTTGATTCTAAGTTGTATTGATTTCTAGCAAATCTCAAGTCGCCATTGTAATTTTGTGGATCATCAAAATCGGCATCAATACATTGTATTTGGATTCCCGCCTTCTTAAAGATTTCACTCTCATTACAGGAATTGATAAACTGAACTCCGCCATTATAATCTCCCACTATCATTCTGATATTAAAATGAGTATAAAGATAATGAAAATACACAATATGCTTCTTTAAGCTGGCGCCAGCTAAAGCATATGAATGCACTATAGTCCCTAATTTTTTATTCGGATTGAGTTTGATAACGTGTATTGCGAAATCATCAGAACCTTCGCTTTCTGACCAAGAGGGGTCGAATGATAGTATATATTCGCTGTTTTTAT